CTTCTTTAATTGTATTTTCTAGAATTGAACCTAATTTTGTTTTAATAACGGTTGCTTCTTTTACCAATGGTGGATTTGTCATAATATCCAAATCCAATTCCTTTGTTTGTAAAATACGTTCTGGAGCATCATAACTCTCAAACGTATCGGTAATTTTTGAACCAAATTTTACAACAGGATTTAATAAAAATTTGTTTATAACCTGTATTAATATTTTTTCACATTTTTCTTTAACGTATTCTTTTGATAACTGAATAGATTCTGGTGTAACTTTTTTCTTTCCATAATTCAAATCGTTTACATCGGAAATTCTATTTGTAAATTCAAAGATAGTTGCTTCAACAAACTTATTATACATAGTTGTTGCAAATGAATCAAATCCTTTAATTTGATATTCGGTTAATAATAAATTAAACCAAGCTTCTCCAAAATTAGTTTTTAAGAAGGAAGATATATAATTTGGACTAATTTTTTCAACAAATGAAATTGCATATCTAACTACATCTTCTCTAAATGAACCATCATTTATAAAAATACCATATCTTAATTTTAATTCCGGATTTAGCTTACTACCTTCGTCATGCGGAAATAATCTTATTTCGGTTCTAGATGGTGATATTTCGGAAATCCATAATTTATCAAACGCACCATCACTACCTACTCTTTTATTTAATAATGTAATTTGAATTTTAAAAATACCATTATTATATCCGGCTTCATTTATAAGCCTTTCAGCATCAATAAAATATTCGCTTGGAAATTGGTATTTTTGAAAAATAGTTCCTTCTGCTACTAAAAAATAATCTCTTATGTTTTCAGATGTAAGTGGTAAGTATCTTACTAACCCATAGTTTTGTTGAGGTAATTGGTTATCGTTTGCATCATATAAAATAAATTCAATGCAGTCAGTTTTACTGAATCCGAAAAACGATTGTATATTGCCCAATTCAAATAGAGCTCTATCATCGTTGTTTATACGATACCCCTTACTATCAATAATATCTTTAAAACTTCGTATTGCCATTATCCTTCAAATTTATTTCCTCTTTGTTTTTGCAACCCAACGGTCAATGTCACGGTTGATGATGTTGTTTTGGCTATAAACGAACCTTTATATAATTTATCTCTACTAGCCCCAACCCCTTTAGCCGGAACTTTATCTCTAACCGCTCCTTTATTTGGCGCAAGTATTATTACCTTTTTAGCTTTTGGTTCTAATGTAATAGAAGCTACTTTTTCTAAAGTATCTCCAGTTTCACCACTTGATTCAAACGTAATATTCACACTTTCTGCAGAGAAATTATATACTTCCACATCTGGACCATTTATCCAAGTAACCTCACCTTTTGCATTTGCTCTTGAATTAAACAATATATCTTCTCCACCATCTTGTCCTTTTTTAAGAACTTTTAAAGATATATCCATACCAACTTTAGAACCTTCTGCTAATTTAGCATCCTTACCTTCCAATTGTTCTTTATACGCTCTATTTTGTTCTTCTAATGATGCAACCCTTGCAGTTAAAGAAACTCTTTGTATTGCTTCGGAAGTTGCTTTTTGAATAGAATTTTGTAAATCAATAATACTAGATTGAATTTTCGTTCCATATTGAAATGATTCATTTTGCGCAGTTGATGATGCTAATGTTTCTCTATCTACGTCTATTCTCAAACTTTCAGTTACAATTTCTAGTTCAATAACTTTCGCTCTTAAATCATCAATTTCTTTATTTAATTGCGTAACCTCTGCGGTTAAATCAATTACCGATTGAGTCACCGGATTGTAAATTCTTCTTGGAACTGTATCTTCAACCGGTGGTGGTTCTTGGGGAATTAATTCAATGATTGTTGTATCAATCGCCCTCAACAACTCATCCTCATTATATTTTGGTTTAGTTAGTTTACCAGAAATTACGCCGCCATCCTTGTCTTTATTTTCAAAGATATAAACACCGGTATCGGTTTTTGGTTTTAACGCCAAAGAACCACTTACAAGTATTCTGCCTACATTAACTTCATTTTTTAATCCAGTATTTTTCATACTAATTATTTTCTAAACTAAACGTTATATTTTCATCAAAGTATTGAACATCACCATTGTGTTCAACCTTAAATTCTAATTTATAAATTCTATTTGCTTGCCAATTTGAAAAATTAACTTTGATATAATTACCAGTTTCATCACAACTAATTTTTGAATAATTATCAAATGGAATTATGACATCATCCGATGCCGCATCTTTTATTTGATAATATGATGATGTTGGTAAATATTCAGCCGTATTGTAAGCAAACGAATTAGTAAATGTTTTTAATGGATACAAATCTCTAGCAAATATTCTTATTTTTGCAGTTGAATTAACTTTGTATTTGTTTTTAAAATTAACAACATTAACTTTTATATCATTCGCCGTCAATGGATTTAATTGACCTGTTACATATGATTGGTCATCCCATCCTATTCGTATTTTGGGTTGATGTATGGTATTTGTTTCTTTACTAAAAAATTTAAGTATTCCATAATCTTCCGTATCATCTTCAACCGAATTGTTATATTTGATTATAAATCCATTATTTTCTACAGAACCACTCAACCATGCTTTTAATGGTGATTTAACATCCATATTAATATCAGCAGTTTGATAGTTAAAAGATTGACTTGATGCATTAGCAGTGTACCAAACACCACCTCTGCCCTCGTATGAACCGGTACTACCCGCTGAAAATTGTCCAGATGGTAACCATTCTAAATTAGAATCTCCTTCTCTATAATCCCAAGTTACACCCTGTGTAGATACTTCATCGAAACGAGTACCCTTTCCCATTTGCCAACTTCCTGAAACCATATATGCGTAAATGGTATATTCCAAAGGAATTTCTTCACTTTCAGTTTGTCTTAAAACAAGTGTAGCGCTATCCAATTTCATACTACCATTTGATAATGATGCGGAAAGATGTGAAGTATCAAATCTTAATAATATTCTGGATAAATCTTTAATATTTCCATAATATACTTTACTTATTTCCAATATTTCATCCAATCCAGTATTTTGAAATGGTTGTTGAACGTACACCGATGCATCTTTTGATGCTGTTAAAAAATAGTATGCCATTATCTTACTCTACCTTTAATGTCTTTATCAGGAAACTTAACTTCAAAAATTGATGGGTCCAAAGATGGATATACAATCTTATCTTTAGTAGCCGCATCAATATTATACGAGTTTGGTGAATAGTTACCACCACACTTATTTGTTATTTTTAACATTGGAACAGATTGTACCCCTTCTACGTTTGCAAGAAGTAATTCGATTTCACTTAAATTTATAGTCTGATTGAATTGCCAATTATCAACTATAAAATAATCTTTTAGTTCATTTACACATTCTACCAACACTTCTGCTTTATTATAATTTGGATAACAAATAATTTCAAAATCAACACCAATATTTATTACAAACCCATCTAACATATTAACACCATCGGTTAATATTTTATATTCGTTTAAATATGTTTTTAAATTTTCTTTTAATGCTCTATTGATGTTTGATAAATTACCATTACCATCGTAAGCAAGTAAGTAAAGATTTATTGCAAATGGGTTATTTTTTTCGTTTTCGTTTGATGTTTTTCCTACTAAAAATTTAGTAATGTCTTGTTTAACAGATGCTTCACTCGGTTCTTCCGAATCTGGTTTATTTACAAAACTCATAACCAAATCGGTAAATTCTTGCAAATTGTTTGGAGATGCTAATATCGATGATGGTGAGTTGTTATCTAATGTACCATCTGCGGTTGCAAATGCTTTTGCAATTGCACCAAATTTGGATGGCATTGATAATACTCTAATTTGATAATCTTTTGCAGTTACTGCTCTATTTTGAGATGAAAAGTGTGCTAATGCATTTTGTTTCATTTCAATTAAAGTTTCACCACTTCTTCCACCAGCAGCTGCAATTTCATTATCAACCGCAACCGTATTTTTCATTTTCAAATAAAGAGGTAATTCTTGTGCAGTGAAATCATTTAAATCTTCATCATACTCTATAACCTTAATTTTATTTATAGTATTGCTAGCTACATTCGATGTAACACCCCCTCCAGTTAAATACTTAATAGTTAAAGTTGTATTTGCAGGTGATGTTCCGTATGTTTTTGTTTTTAAGAAATTAGTTGGGTCAAATGATTCTTCTAATCTATTAATAGAGTTTGGTAATCCCAATCCAACATTTTTAAGATTTGGAATTAATAATTCATCGGATGCCGTTGGGTCACCTGCCCCAAATTGTAAGGTTGTTGTACTATCACCATTAATTACGGTTGTAAATCTTTTAGGTGTTTTTATTGTTTTTAAAATATAAGGCACGGTTGATTTAAACTGATATAAATCAGGATCAGTTGTAGCGGTATTTGGTTGTTCAATAAATACCATTTCTTGTGCTAGGTAAGGTACTTCATAGTACTTATTACCATCGGAATCTCTTACATCAATAACCTGAATAATATCATTTTCTGGTAATAAAACACTTTGATACGGAGTATAACTACCAAATACTTCCTGTTTTGTTCTTACTCTACCAGATATCACATCTCCATACTTTTTAATCAAATATAGCGATGGTTCTCCAGTTAAAGTATCTCTTTGATATACGGTAATTTCTCTATCCACTTCATCATTAAAATCTATATAGTCCGTAGTATAAAATTCAACATTATTTTGAGATGATTCTAACACCATTCCACTTTTAATTCTTAAATAGTATTTTGAATCTGGTTTATTAGAAGCCCCACTACCAATAGACGGTACAAGTTGATATATCGATATTTTTGTTGTAGATGGTGATGTTACTAATGGTTTATATCCTAAATATCTTGTCAAAGGTATTACACTTTGCATGTCATCCGCATATAACATTAAGGATTGCTTAAACGTATCATCTATATAATATGATAATACATCACCTACATATGCCGCCATCTCTATAAAAAGAGTACCTGGAGATGCATCGCTAAAATCATTATACGCTTTTGGAAAGTATGTTTTTGCAAACTCAATAAGATTTTCTTTAAATTGCGAAAAATCTTTATTAAGATATTTTATATCTTTTCCTCTATTTTTAAAGTTTTTATTTATACTTCTTAATGCCATCTTAACTATTATTTACAGTAAAATCAACCGCAAATCCAGCAATCCCTTTGGCATTAAAACTAATTTTAATGCCTACTTGATTTTTATCTTTCATTTCGTCTGATTGGTCTATTTCTATATCCGAAACCGATAAATCTGGAATCCAATATCTTACTGCGGTTTCTATTGCATCGGATATTTTTTGTTTTATTTCATCATCATTTGGTTCAAAAAGTGCTTGATGTAATTTTGTACCGAAAAGTGGTTGATTCAATCTTTCTCCTTGTCTAGTTCGTAATAATAAAGTCACATTTGCTTTTAATTGTGCAACGGAATCATAGTTTTGAAAAAACGTATTAGTTCCCATTTGCATAGGAATATCTAATCCCAAAGCATAATCACTTATATCTCTCAAAGATGGATTAGAATCTACAAAATATTGACCTATTATTACTGCCATTATTTCTTAAATCGTTTAACAAGTTCAGAATAATCTCTATTTAACGCTTTATCTAATGATTCGTTACCAGTTTGAACTCCTAATCCAGTCTTTTGTCCACCACCAGCAAATTCGCCATATCCCATTTTTTCCGCTATTGCAGTTCTACCTAAAATAGAACCCATATCGCCTTGTCCAAAACTCATCGTTCTATACCCAGCATCTCCGTTTGTAGTTGCATTTCTAGTTTCATTGAGAATTTGGTTAATCATTGGATTTTTACTAAATTCTTTTTCTTTTGATTCAACGGCTTTAGGAGTTTCTTCACCTAAAATAGCCTTAGTCATACTTAATCCAGTATTTTTTGGTTGTTTTTGTTCAGCCAATACTTTTTTCATTTCAGACCTCACCGC